GATGATAAATTTCTTGAAATTGGAGAGCAATTAGAAGAACTTGAAGTTATTACTTACAATCCAAAAGAAACAGAATTATGAAAAAATTTAAAGATTACCTTAAAAGAACACGTCACCATTTGCACGTAGGTGTAGGCATAACAGCAGGATTCCTAGCGTCTTTAGCCCTATCATGGGTTTGGCTAGGTTTTAGGAATTTAGAGGCTTTAGACAAGGCTATGTGGGTTTCTTGGCCCCAGCTTTTATCATTGGCTTAATTTGGGAGTGGAGACAGGGCAAAATAAATAAGTGGGATATTTTTGTGAGTGGAGTTGCTATTTGTTTGGGAGTTTATTTAGGGGGGATTATTATTTTAACAAATAAACAATTTATTATGAAAAAACTACCCAAAAAATGGAACTAAAACAATACTTTAATTTATTCTTAGAAACATTTTTCAAAATTACTGGAATGAAATTAAAATAGCGATATATTTTCTATTTGTTTATTTAAGCTTAGATATTGATGTGGTCAAAGTTTTAATATGGCTAATGGTTTCTGATACTGTTTTAGGATCTTTAAAATCTATTTTTGTAACCAAAATGAGATTTAATTTTAATATTTTACTTTTTGGAATTGTTACTAAATGCGCTATTTTATCCGTTCCTATGATCCTCGCTCTTGCTGCTTTAGGACTTGGTTACGATTTTAAATTTTTAGTTGAAATGGTAATGAAAATATTAATAATTTCCGAAACAATAAGCGCCATAAATAATGTACTTTCAATAAAAGACAATAAGGAAATTGTAAGTACTGATTATATTAGTAAAATGTTACACGCTATAAGAGATTTATTTAAAAGTTATTTAGATAAAATATTAAATTACATAAAAAACAACTAATGAAAACAATTGAGCAAAGATTAGAATTATTAGAAAACAAATTATTAACTCCTAAAGATTTCACAGTTAGAGAATACCTTAATTACGGAAGTCATTCTGTAGTTACAAAATCGGATAGAGAGTTAATTTTACATGAGTTTGAATTATTATCCGTACAAGAGCAGCAACAAAATTTATCTATTCTTTGGGCTTTACAGCCTTATAGAACCGACGCTGGTTTTGCTTTCTTTATTACTTGCGGTAAACGTACGTTAAGGCACGAATTAAGCAAGGATAGGAGCGGAGACAGCGTTCATTTATGGGGAGCGGTAGACATTACCACGCAAGACGAGGATAAAATGATCTATTTATCTAATTTTTCAAAAATAAATGGATTGGCGGATTTAAGCATTATCAAAGTAAGCATTTTATTCACGCAGATATAGGAACAAACAGAAGATGGTAGTAAAAACAAACAGAAGATGGTAGATCCAAAACCGAGTTACAAAGAAAAAAACGGAACCACAAGAGTGGGCGATAGTCTCAGATGGTTGGTTGAAAAAGGAACTAAAAGTTGCTCCAGAGCTTTTACAACTTGCTGGAAGTTTTACAGGAATTAAGGGTTTAGGCGATTTGGTAAATAAAATAAACGACTCTCCAGACCTTTCCGAAATGGATAAAAAAATGCTTAATTCACAGGCAGAATTAGATAAAATCGAAATGCAAGAAATTACAAAACGTTGGCAGGCGGATATGGAGTCTGATTCTTGGGCTTCAAAAAATATACGTCCTTATGCTACTGCTGGAACTTTAGTTTTTACTTTATAGTTATGATTTTAGATTCTGCAATTAAAAGTTTTAAAGTTGAAGATCATTGGGTTAATCTTTTAGTCACTTTATTATCATTAATGGTTGTAGCTCTATTTGGATCAAGAGGTTATGAAAAGATTAAAGGAGTGGCTGGAAAATTAAAAGGAAATAACTATCAAAAAAAATAAAACTATCAAAAAAACTTATAATAAAAAAATAATCGTTAATATTGTAATATGAATTTTCAACTAGCCAAAGAGATTTACGGATTGACGCCATTTTGCGTTGATTCTTTTACGTTACCAGCCATGCTTTCAGTTTTAAGCGATGTAAAGAACGGAATCAAATTTGACACTCTTAAAGATATTAAAAACGATTCTTTTGACATTGTATTTAATAGTGAAGATCGGTTAATTAGGAGGACTTATGAATTAGAAAACCAAGACGAATTTAACGGTGTTGGAATTGTAAAAATAAACGGACCTATTTTAATGGGCGGAGGTGCTTCGACTTTAGGAATGTTAGACGTTTCTAAAAACGTTTTATCAATGGCAAAAGATAACCGTGTTAAGGGATTTTATTTTTGGACATGGATTCTGGTGGAGGCTCAACCGCAGCCGTTGAAATAATGGTTGATACCATTAACGAGGTTAAGGCGATGGGAAAACCCGTTTATGTTTTAATCTCTAAAGGAGGAACACTAGCCAGTGCCGCTTATGGGATAGCGTCCGCCGCTGATGGGATTTATTACCAAAGTGATATGTCAATGGTTGGAAGTTTAGGAACCATGCTACAAACCGAAGGAAGAGCCGCAAATAGCGAAAAGGATGGAGTTAAATATATTAGATTGTATGCAACCAAATCAGTGTTTAAAAACAAGCCAATTGAGGAAGCTTTAAATAATGATAATTACACTCTTTTAGTTAATGAGCTTTTGGACCCAGTTAATGAAAGGTTTATTTCTACATTACAGGCAAACAGACCAAAGTTAACAAACGAGCAACTTAACGGAAACGCAATTTTCGCAAAAGATGATTCTCGAATTTACCTAGATGGTAAATCAACAATGGAAGATTTATTTCAAAAAATAATAACAAATACTAACATTACAAATACCAATATTAATTTTAATTCAAACATCACAATGACAACACAGGAACTAAAACAAGCGCATCCAGAACTCTTTAGCGAAGTTCTTGGAATGGGGTGTTAAATCAAGAATCCGAAAGAGTTCAGAGCTGGTTGGCTCACAATGAAACCGACTCAAAAAGCGGTAATGGAAGGAATCGAAAGCGGTTTGGAAATTTCAAGCTCACAAAGGGAAAAATTGCTAGTTAAATCTAGCAAAATTAAAACAGTTGAGCAACTAGAAAAAGAATCTAATATAGATTTACAAACTGGGGAATCAACTCTTGATGCTGGATCAACTGCTGATGAAAAGGAATTAAAATCAGCATTTAATTTTAAACTCAAATAAATTATGAGCATAAACGCAACACAAAGAGACGAAACAAACAACCAGTCAACGGTTGATTTTGTAAGGAAAAATTTATTCCTATACGGTGCTAGATTCGCTAAAGGAGTTCTAGCAAATAAGACAGATCCAGAAGCTTCTCAAACCGCTACAATCGGTCAATTAGTTGTCAGAGATACTGACACTGCTGGTCAACTAACATTAGCAACAGCTAGTAATTTAGCTGATGTATTGGGAATTACTTTTATGGACACGGCTATTTTAGCCGATAACGCTGCAACGGTAGCTATTGATTACGCAATCCGCGGAGATATTGATGGAGGTTTATTACAACTACCAACTAATGTTACACTTGACACAACAGTAGGAAACAAGGCATTGAGAGATATATTAAACGATTTAGGATTTGTGATATTCACAGTCCAAGAACAAACTAAAATAGACAACTAATGGCGATTACAATTCAGAATCACACAAAAACGATTGCCAGTAAGGTAGTCGGAACTTTTGTTGAAGATAAACCAGTTTTAGCAGGATTTTCAGGATTCTTTCCTAGAGAAACAGCAATGACTTTGGAAGTAGATTTAGAGGTTCAACGGGATAACGATAGCATAGCCGTAGACGTTCGAAGATTTACGGAAGGGAATAAAAATAAATTCAGCATTGTTACTGAAAAGAAATTTCAACCTCCATATTTTCGTGAGGAATATGATTTTCAAAGAGATGAAGTTTACATGAGTACTATTGCTTTAGGGGTTGGATTGGAAAATTCAAATGTTAACGCAATTATCGCTCAAAATGCGCTTAAAAATATTCGTAAAATGCGATCTAAAAATTGAAAGATCAATTAGAAAGCAGCAAGCGGATGTAATGCAAACAGGAATCGTGGAGCTAATCAATGGTGATTCAATTGATTATAAGAGAAAGGCAGCTTCAATGGTTGACCTAGGATCTAGTCAATACTTCACCAATCCTACTGCTGACCCTTTAGCTAGTCTAAAAAACGCAGGTACTTTTTTAAGAGACGTTGGAGCAAGTTCTTCAACAACGCTTAACATGGTAATGCGTGGAGAAGGACTAGCCGCTTTATTAACTAATCCAGTTTTTAAAGCCGAAGCTGATAACAGACGTATTAACCGTGCTGATGTACAATCTCCAGAATTTAACAACGTTACTGGTTTTGCTTTTCATGGTCAAGTAGCTGCCGGTGATTTTAATATCAATCTTTGGACTTATAACCAGAAGTACACAAAGGCAGATGACACCACAGCGTATTACCTAGATGCTAACAAAGCGGTATTTATACCAGATGATTTTATGGCAAAAACTGTTTTTGGAGGACTACCAAATATGGTAGATCGCCAAATAGGTGGCGAGAACGCATCAATGCCTTCTATCACGGAAGCTGAGTTTCTTTTGCGAGCTTATTCAGATTCTAAAACGATGAGTTCAACTCTTGAAATCACATCTGCTCCATTGGCAATGCCAATTACAATAGATAGAATTTACACAGCTCAGGTACTCGCGTAAAAGCGCAGTAATAAGTATAATTTAATGGCGGCGTAAAAACCGCCTTAATAAAAATAAAAATGA